CACCAACGCCATTGCTGCTGGTGATTATTACGTTCTGACTTATAACTCTTCCACTGGGGTTATGACTATCAGCTCCACTGAAGGCGGTGCTGCTGAAACTGCAACGGCTCAACCTTCTGGGTTTGGTTCTAATTTCGCAAGCATCACTTACACCGCGCCCGCTGTTGTGGGTTCAGTGCGTGATTGGAGCTTTGAAATCACCCGTTCAGAAATTGATGTCACCACCATTGGTCAAACTCTGGGTGGCACTGTTCCTTTCCGTGAGTACATCACTGGTTTTGCTGACGGCACAGGCTCTGCCACCGTCTACACCACCGATGATGACACCGCGCTGTCTAGCCGTCTAATTGAAGACGTGCTTCTGCGTCAGCAGCAAGGCGCAACCATGAAGCTGTACGTTGACCGCGTTTTGGTTAGCGGCACTGTAGATGACACCCAAAGCCGTTCAATTGAAGTTCCTGTTGTGCTGACTGCTGCCAACTTGAACGTGAACCCTGACGATGGTCAAAGCGTGTCTGTCAGCTTCCGTCCTAGTGCAGCACCTACTTTTGACTTCAGCAAGTCCTGATTTAATTAGTAGCGTTTCATTCCCCGGCTTGACCGGGGATTTTTTTATGCGTAGGATATATTTAACTTCTTTGTTTTTTTCATGGCTGCAACTTCTGGGCGTTTGAGTGCTCTGGATAGGTTGAAGAAAGCAGCAAACCTGGCCCCAGTCAAAAAGGTTGTGACGCTGAGCAATGGTGATGAGTTTGAGTTTTGGCGGACACCGCTGACAATGGCAGAGCGTGAACGCGCGCAAAAAGGCACAAATGATGATGTCAACGCTTTTGCTCTGCAACTGTTTGTGCAGAAAGCGACGGATGAAAACGGGCAGCGTCTTTTTCAGATAGGACACATTGCCGAGCTGAAAAATGACGTGCGTGACGCTGACTTACAGGCGTTGATGCTTGCCGTAATTAGTGAAGACTCTGACCAGGACGTTGACCTAAAAAACTAAAGCAGGAGCTGAAACGGGACAACCTGTTACGGCTCCAACTTGGGGTTGCGAAAGAACTTGGCTACACGTTGCAGCAGCTTAATCAATCGATCACGATTGATGAGCTATTTTTGTGGTCGGCTTATTTTGAGCTGTTGAACGAAGAACAGGAAGCAGAAATGAGGAAAGCGCGTCGCCGTTAGACTGCCACTAGGTTTTAGGTCGTGGTCGTGGGTGTCGTCGCCAACGTAGGGATTAACGTTGATGCCCGCAGTGCACTGCAGCGGCTGAAGCAGATTGCCAGTCGTGGCAAAGAAGTTGAAAAAACTTTTACAGATGTCAATGGCCGCTTAAGCGATTCAAAAGGGCGTTTTGCGGCTGCTGGTGATGCTGCAAACAAAGCATCCTCTAGTTTTGGCAAATTAGTTAGAACAACCGCAAAGTTGGCTCTGGCTTATGCAAGCCTAAACGCTGCTCAAAATGCAGTGCGAACAGGTATTGCACGAATTGAGTCAGAACGTCGCATTGAGTTTTTGGCTAAAGGTTACGGTGAAGTCGCGGAATTGCAAGATGCAGCGACTCAGTCGGCAAAGCGTTTTGGCACTGGGCAGACAGAAGCCAACCGTGCATTGGCAGATGTTTTTGCTCGTCTGCGTCCTGTTGGCACTTCGTTGGAAGATATTGTCAGCGTCTATAACGGCTTCAATACGGCTGCAAGAATCAGCGGTTCTACAGCAGTTGAATCAGCAAATGCTTTCAGGCAGCTTTCTCAAGCATTAGGTTCAGGCGCTTTGCGTGGGGATGAATTTAACAGCATTTCTGAACAGGTTCCTGGCATCCTGACTGCAATCGCTCAAGAGACTGGGGTTGCACAAGGAAAGCTTAGGGAATTTGCGGCAGACGGTGGCATTACTGCTGATGTCGTTATTCGTGCCTTGAAGCGAATCGAAACGGAAGGTGCCGAACAATTAGAGGCTGCATTGGGTGGACCTTCTCAGGCGATTGCTGATTTTCAAAATGCAGCAGAAGACGTGCAGGTTGCACTAACAAGAGACATCGTTCCCCAGATGGCGGCAGCGTTCAGAGGTTTGGCTGAGCTTATCGTCAATCTTGAGGGTCCGATTCGATTTATTGGGAAAATCGCTGGCGATACGTTGAACCAAATCAATAGCTTGATTGTCGCTGCTACTCAGCCAGGCGCGGCATCAGCTCGCAGGGATATTGAATCTGGCTTGCTTCCGTTGAATGTTGCAGGTACTGAAGAGCTTTTTAGAGGCACTGGCCCACAGGGAAGGGGCCTTCAAGGTTTGCGAGAACAATCAACATTGCTTGGAAGATTGCGGGGTCAAGACCGCAAAAAAGTTTTGTTGCAGTTAATGCAAGACAGATTGGCAACAATGGCGGCTGTAAATCAAGTTCAAGGTACTGACATTGCCAAGCCTGTTTTGCCGTCGTTCACTATGGACGGTGCGAGTGGGAAAGCAAAAAGCAGAGCAGGCGGCACGGGTCAAACGCCCAAAGAAAGGGAAGACATCTCTCAGGCGATGTATGACCTTGAATTGAAGCGTCTTAAAGCAAGACGAGCAGGTGTCAAATTGCAAGAAATTTTTTACAGCAAAGAAATCGAAACCTTAGGTATTATTGAGCAACAGCTTCAACCTCGTGAAGAGCAACTGCGACTCTTGCTCGCAGAGCAAGACGCACTTGAAGCCGCTGGTGAGCTATTGATGCCTATTTACGAAGGCGCGAAGGATCTGCAGAAGGCTGCGACGGGTGCGGGCAAAGCATTTGCTGAGATGTTTATTGAAGCTGACAACGCAAGGCTTTTAGAGCAAGCTCAGCAGATGTATCAAATTTATAATCAGATTGGGCAGGCAATTTCTACCGGCATCGTTGATGCAATCACTTCTGCCGTTGAAGGCACCAAAACGCTTGGTGAAGTCGCTACTGATGTGCTTAAAAATATCGCCAACCTTCTGCTCAACACAGGCATCAACCTGCTGATGGGTAGTGCAGGTGGTGGTGGCTTGTTAGGCGCGTTGTTTCCCAAGCTGCCAGGTAGAGCCAATGGTGGACCTGTAACGGGCAGCAAGCCCTATGTTGTTGGTGAACGCGGCCCAGAGCTATTCGTCCCACGTTCCAGCGGCACCATCATCCCCAACGACAAGATGATGGGTGGCACGTCCAATGTTGTCGTGAACGTCGATGCCAGCGGCAGTAAAGTCGAAGGAGACAGTGACCGAGCTTCACAATTCGGTAAAGCAATCGGCGCTGCCATCCAAGCTGAGCTGATCAAACAGAAACGACCAGGCGGTCTACTCGCTAACACCTGATGGCTACCTTCCCCGATTTCGATCCTGTCTATTCAGCGATCAAAAGCAGCAAGCCCAACATTCGGGTGGCACGTTTCGGCAGCGGATACGAACAACGCACCACGTTTGGGTTGAATCAAAACCCTAAAGAATGGAGCCTGACTTTTGACCTAAGCGACCAAGATGCTGACACGGTTGAGGCATTTCTTGATGCCCGCGCTGATGACGCAGACAACTTTGACTGGTCACCGCCTGGTGACGCTGCCACCTACAAGTGGACTTGTGCCGAATGGAGCCGCGAACTGTACTCAGTCGAGCGCAGTCGAATCACAACCGTTTTCCGCCAAGTGTTTGAAGCATGAGCACCCCAGACGCTATTCAGGCCGAGATTCAAAAGCTCGCCCCATCAGCAATCATTGAGCTGTTTCAGCTTGAGTTGACTAAAGCTGTCAACGGTGTAGATACCACCTTCTATTATCACGCTGGCACGAATGAACTTGTCACCGATATTGTCTTCGGCGGCTTGACGTATGCGGCTTATCCCATCGAGGTTGACGGGTTTGAGCTGACCGCGAAGGGCACGTTGCCGCGTCCATCAATGCGGATCTCCAACGTCAACAGTTCGATTTCTGCGCTGCTGCTGCTCTACAACCCGTTGCAGGCGAAGGTCACGCGGATCCGCACCTGCAAGAAATTTCTTGACGCGGTGAACTTTACAGGCGGCAACCCTACCGCTGACCCCACCGCAAAGTTTGAGGATGAAATCTGGTATATCGATCGCGTTGCGAATGAAAACCTGCAGCTGGTTGAGTTTGAGCTGACCAGCAAGCTTGACCTGACCAACCTTGCGCTACCGCGTCGGCAGGTGCTTGAGCATTGCCCGTGGAAGTATCGCGGCGCAGAATGTGGCTACAGAGGCACCCGCTATTTCGATCTGAACGACCAACCAACCACCGCAGCCAATGATCAGTGCGCCAAGCGCTACACAAGCTGCACAAAGCGCTTTAGGTCTGGCGCTATCCCGTTCGGAGGATTCCCTGGTGCGCGACTTCAAATCTGAGGCTGAGGCTCATGCAGCAAGAGAATCACCCAAAGAATCATGCGGGGTTCTGGTGGCAGGTCGTTACATACCTTGCCGTAATATCGCTGATCATCCTGAGCAGGACTTTATCTTGAATCCTGTCGATTATGCACGGGCTGCACTGACAGGAAAGATCGAAGCTATCATCCATTCACACCCTGAAGGCACTCCGGTAAGCGTGGCTGATCTGATGGCCTGCAAGCAAACCAAAATGCCGTGGCACATTTACCTGCTTCCCCATAACGAATGGTTGACTATCAACCCTTGATCGGTTTGCGCTGGGAATACGGCGTCAACGATTGTTTTTCACTGGTGCGTGATTGGTTCAGGTTGCAGGGCGTGATGCTGCCTGAGTTTGCACGACCTGAAAGCCTTGAGATCTGCGACAGCATTTTTCTGCAACAAGCTGAGGAAATAGGGTTCCGCGAAGTTGCCTTTGATAATCGCTCACCAGGCGATGTTTTGATCATGCGTTTACATACTCGCACGCCAATGCACGCTGCAATCTTGCTACCGAACGAACAGATTCTGCATCAGCGTCAAGATTCCTTGAGTGCGGTAGAACCTTTGCGTAGGTATTATGTCGAAAGAGTTGCAGCAGTGTTCCGCTATGCAGCAGGTCGTCCGACTGCTGGGTGATCTGGGTGAGCGGTACGGAACCGAGCACACCTACGAGAATCTGCGGACCCCTGCGGATGCAATCAAGCTGCTGTGCATCAACTCACCAACGCTGCAGGAAGAGCTGATCCATGCGCATGAGCACGGCATTGGCTATCGATTGATTCAGGCTGGTGCGGATCTTGGGTATGAGGATCTACAGCTACCGATCGGCAGCAACGATCTGATTTTGACCCCCGTGGTGACGGGTAGTGGTGGCAGCACCACTCAGATTTTGGTGGGCGTTGGCTTGATTGCCGCTTCATTCTTGTTTCCTGGTGCGGGCATTTTCGGTACGACTAGCTTGTTTGGTGCTGCTGCAGGCGCTGGATTTGGAACCGTTGCGGGCACAGCATTAAGCCTGATCGGCACTAGCTTGATCCTTGGCGGTGTCGCAACGCTTCTGTCGCCACAGCCTGTCGTGCCAACCTTGGGCGGTGGTGCTATTCGAGGCAGTGGCGAGTCAGGCGCAACCGATGGCCCGCAGTCCGTCATTCGTGGTGCGGACGGCAGGCAGTCCTACATGTTCACTGGCCCAGCAAACACTGTTGGCGTTGGTGCGACGATCCCGGTCATCTACGGCGAAGTCATCACAGGCAGCCAGCTGCTGTCAGCCAAGATCGAAGTTGCTGACGAGTCTGACCCACTGAAGACCGCGATCAAGGATCCAGGCCCTAACACGGTGCTGGTAGGCGGTGAAAAGATCAGCGGCTTGACCTACGCCTCTGGGTTCAGATTCAGAACTTGGAATTATTCCAGCATCAAACCGTTTAACGCAAGCAACAAAAACAGAACACTTTCGTTGGTAAACGGCAATTCTGTAACCCTTGCGGAAGTTGACTACAAGACAGACGAAAGAAGAAAGAACTACATGATTTTCTTCGAGCTGACAAACGGCCTTTTTGACTACGTTAGTGGACCTGGCACGACTTTAGTTGACGGTTATATTACTTTTGAAGTTTCCATTGATGTTGAGATTCCAGGAGAAGACCCTACTGTTAGCAGATTCCAGGTCACTGTTCAGGGCTTGCTGAAGCCGAATCAGTCTTACCGCTGGATGCAATACATCCAGTTACCACTTCTTTCTGATACTCAAGACGTTGAAACAACGATCACCGTCATTGACTTTCGTTGCGCCAATGGCTGCAACCTAAAAGTAGTCAACAACGGCTACGAGTTGTTTACAAACAGTTCGTACTGGGTCGCCCCACTTTCACCATAGATAATGGCGCTAAATTCTACTTCCACGATCAAGATTGTTGACCTTCTATGCGAAGGTCCGATCGCTGGCATCGTTGGTGGCAACAAAGGTGTCTACTTAGACGAAACCCCAATTCAAACGGGCCGTACCCGCAACTTCCCATCACAGGATGTTGATTATGACTTCCGCAACGGCGGAAGAACGCAGACGTTCCTACCGCAGGCTGGGCAAGCCGCTTCAACAGTCACAAACATCGCCACCCAGATCGGTGAGAACTATTCAGAGACGCTCAACGCAGACAACGAAGTCATCGCAAGGGATTATGGCGCAGGTCAGCTAATCAAGCAGATCACAGACCTTGAAGCAGACTCATTTCAGATCCTGTTTTCTGTCCCACGATTGTTCAGCACCGCTGCTGAAGGCTTGGCCAAGGGTCAACCGTTCAACGGCAGCCTTCGCGTCATCGTTGATGTTCAGTCTCAAGGCACGAGCTACGTCAAAAAGTATGACCGCACGATTACCGGCATTGCTCTAAACGGCTATCAATTCCAGACCCCAAAGATCAACCTTACCGGCACTGGCCCATGGAACATCAGAGTCAGGAAGATCAACCTAAAGGAAGGTCATTTTGAAGTCAAGTACACCAACCTGACCGACATCCCGCAGAACACACCCCTTCAAAACGGGCGAGGCAATCAGCTCATCTGGGAAGCACTCACCGAGATTCAGACCGTCCGCACGGCTTACCCATACAGCGCACTGACGGGTGTTTCCTTGTCAACCCGGCAGTTTGACAGCCTGCCGACCCGTGCCTACAAGGTGCGCGGCAAGATCGTCAAGACCCCCTCGAACTCGGTTCGACGCAGTGACGGAAGCCTGAGATTCAACGGTGCCTTTGACGGCAGTCTGACTGAGCGGTGGACAACCTGCCCGGTTTGCTGCTGGTACGACATGCTCACCAACCCGCGCTACGGCGCTGGTGATTTCGTTCAAGCCTCCAACGTCAGCTGGGTTGATCTCTACCCACTTGCGCGATACGCCAACCAGCTTGTCACCAACCCCGACGGCACCACTGAGCCGAGGTTTGCCTGCAACACAGTCATTGGTTCACAGGCTGAAGCGTTCAACGTGCTGCAGGATCTCGCAAGTGTTTTCCGTGGGATGCTCTACTGGCAATCGAACACGATCCAGGCAACAGCAGACCACGGCAATCTTAACGGTTCT